CCTCTCGAACATATCGTTGTAGGCTGATGATGTGCTACTTCCACCGCCACCGCTGTTCTTCTTCTCAAGGCGGTTGATCTCATCGAATTTGAGCAGGGTTCTCACTTTCTTTGCTGCCGCTCCCGCTGCGTTTCCGTATTCTTTGACGATGCCTGTGTTGACTGAGTAGTAGTGGTCTGCACCGAATATCGTTGCGAAGAACTTTGACATCTGTGTTGCAAAGGCAGCGATTCTGTTCACAAGAGCATCGATTGCAGGGATGATGGCTTCAAATATCGGAGCAACCATGACAGCGAGAGAGTTCTTGAATTTAGTTGCTGCTGCCGAACCCATATCCATCGCTGCAGCGAACTCACCGCCCATAGCCTTCGACCATTCGTACATGTTCTTGATGCCTTCGGCATAGGCGTTTGAAATGGTGCGTAGAACTGAACCGATTATTCGGTACATGACCATGCGCTTGACCATTCCAAAAAACTTTTTCAGACCGTTACTGCCCTCTTCGGAACTCTCTCTGAGTTCCTGTATCCGCTGAATAATGCTTCTGATAAAGTTTCCGAAGCGGGGAACACCTTCGCCTGTCTCTTGCATGGTGTCATGCATTTCCTCGAAGGCTTCATCCGTTTCCACGATTTCATGGTATGTCGCTTCAAGAATCGTTCTGGCGTTCCCCATGTTGCTCACAAATGTGGACAAACCTGTGGATTCTTTACCAAGTATCTCGTCAGTTTTCTTGAATGGAATATCGCTTGTCGCAGGTGACATATTCGGACGGACGATGGGGGCATATGTAAGAGGTTTATAGTTCGCTCCGTTACCATTGCCGTTGCCGCCGTCTTTGCCGAGAACTGCATCAAGACCGCCCATCTTGGCTATTGCCGATGCGAGTTCTTTGTATGCTTTGATGCTCGGTGCTTGCCGAATCTCTGCGTTCAGCGCACTAAGTTTCCCCGTTACGCTGTCTGCTACGCCACGTATCTGGTTAAGGACATCTCTAAGTTCCTCAAGCCTTCCGAGTCCACGGAAAGAGGATAGGGAATTGCTGAGCCTATCAACGCTATTTGCCACACCGCCAAGTCCATGCCTCTTTACTGCCTCACGAAGTTCCTTCATGACATCAGCAAGCGCACGAAGATGGTTGACAACACCTGTTGACTTCTGCTTTATCTCAATCTCAAGAGTATCAATCGTTGCTGCCGGCATTCGCTACCTCTTTCTGCTTCTTCGTCCAATTGCGTTTAAAATCATCAAGCCAAGCCACAACAGAATCTCTTGCTTTTATCTTTTCTTCCTCTGTGGCTTCTTCAGGCTTCGGCGGTTCATCAAGGTCTATCGGTTTCTCGAAATACTTGACTCTCTTCGAGCCTTTCTCTCCGAACATGCTCAAGGCAGCGTTCAATGCCCTATAGTTGTAGAGACCTTGTATCCACAGTTCCTGATTCTTCTGCTTGTTCTTTAATTCCTGTAGTCTTCTATATGCGATAACGAGTTCAGGATCGCCTTCCCAAAATTGTTCGACTGTCATGCCGTACATGAGATAGAAGGGAAACTGCTCGTTAAAAACTTCTGTAAAAGTCTTTCGGTGCGAACTCTGTATTACAGTTCCACCGACATCCGAGGGTTTGCTTTCTCATCCGCCAGCGGGTTGAATGTCGCTGCCCACAGTTCTGCAAGTCTTGTGAGAACTCCCTCAGGGATTCCACCAATACCGCCCCAACAATCATCGATTATCTTGTCGGTCTGTCCTTTGGACATGTTGCGGTGGTGCATTCTGAATGCGTAATAGAAAAAGTCATAAACAAGGGTCATCGGATACTTCTCAACATCCTCGATGACGAACCCTCTTGATTCTGCGAAACGCACCGAGTCTCTGTTGAACTCCAGCGTGTACTCTTCGCCTGTATCGTTGTCTTTAAGTACTATCGGTTTAACTTTCTTTTCAGCCATAAGAATTTACCTCGTTTGTAATAAGGGCATGACAGGCACTATTTACGTGCCTGTCTGCCCATTTTCTTTCAAGTGGAGCTTGTTGCCCATCCTTCGATCTGGTTCGGCGTAATCTGCACATCGACTGTGTTCACGCTGTTGATCTCATAAGCGTTGATGCCGAGTGCGGAAGGAATGCCTGCGAAGTAGAAAGAACCTACCTCAGGGACCATGATCTCGAACCACATTGCCTTGCCACCTGTGAGAGCCTCATAAGCGGTGACAACAGCCTCCCATGCAGTCCTGAACGCCGGTGTAAGATTTGCTGTAAAGGACAGCGCACCACCAGGATCTTTGAGACCAGGGATGTATCTGCGCCACACGGTATCGGACAGGTCGGTGACTTCGAGAGAGTCGGGCGCACCATTTATCTCTCCTGTGGAGACGATGTTCGGAATGACCGTGTAAGCTGTGGTAGGTCTCGTTCCCGCTGTGGATTCCGTTGCATACTTCAGAAGGATGCCGGCGGTTGAAAGTTCATTTGCCATTTATCGTTCCTCGTTATGTTGTGATAGTGATAGACTCCCCACCTACCGCTATGCCCTCAAACCTCGCTATAAACCTCATCACAGAAGGGTCGATATTGTCTATCTGCTGTAAGAATGAAAGTCTGTAGTGCAGTTCGTTGAAAGCACTTTCGATAACAGAAACGAGTGCATCGCACTCCTTTATTGGGGAAGTCTTCTTGTTGCTGAATATCTGAACCTCGTAGGTGACGGTGTATTGCTCATCGTCCCATGCGAGGGTCATTGAGTTGGTGTTTCTGTGCTTGTTTGTGAGATAAATCTGCACACACGGGAACTCAGGAGAATTGGCTTCTCTTGAACTGACTACCCTTGTCTTGGGGAACTGAGCAATGATTGCTTTCTTCACGTAGGTGAAGACTGCACTCATATTCATCGGTGAATACTTAGCCATTACCCTTTACCCCCAAAGATTTCTTTGGCTGTCTGAACAAGTTGCCGTCTCGCTTCTTGCGCTCCGTTGTACATGCCCATCGTTGCTGGAATCTCTGTGTATGTTCGGTTGCCGTGTTTCCACTGCCCATGCTCCGAGTACTGATGCATGCCATAAGGGGATGCAGACCATGTGCCTGGAGCGATTCCGAAATCATCCGCTAACGGATGGTCTCCAGCTGCATCGCCACTACCGAATTCAACGAAGGTCACCATGTTGCCAACGGGATTCCCTTGTTTGCTATAGGCTTTACCGCCCGTTGCCGATACTTTGTAGCCAGTCTTGTCTTCATTCGGCTCTGGGTCGTACACCCACGCAAATGTGTCCTCGCCTTCATAGGAATCGTATGCGTCGCTTGCGGTGTCATACGCTATGTCGGCGAGTGCAGCGCACAGTCTGTCTGCGTTCTCTTCGATACTGTCGGCATAATCGTTCAGCTGATTGATCGCCTCCGTGAGATTGTTGAGGTCAATTGTTATCTTTTTGCTCATAATTGACCCCCTCTCGGTGTATCTCTTCCAACGCATATGTCACGCTGTTAAGAGACTTCGCTACCCTGGTCACCCTGAAATTCGGTGCTACAGGCGAACCATCCACCTCAGGCTCTGTGCCAAACCATATCACCGACAGTTCGTCTATCGGCAGATCCAGTTCGTCCGTCACCATGAGGTGCGTATAGTTCGTGTCAACTCCGAAAGGCTCAATGCCGGTTCTGCCCGAAGCAGGGTTGACATTAGCCATCAGCATGACAGGGTCGCTGTACGTTGGAACTAGGTCTCCTGTGTACAGACCATCTTCCACCTGGTCTTCATAACCCAAGTACGTTGCGTACCATATCTTTTGCTTATTCCGTTTAAGGGTTCTCATTCGGTTCTCCTTAAACGACCCTCGCATAAGGGATAACGTGGTTCTCGATGTACTCAAGCATGTCCGAATACTTGAAGTGTCGGTCTATGCTGTTCTCGATGTGAACCATCTCGTTCTCTGCACCGATCAGTCCGTATCCCGCTATCACTGCGTGTACCTGCACCATGTCATATTTCGGTGGAAGGATGCCGTCTGTGTCAGCGTTCGGATAGACCGTGTACAGATGACCGAGTATCGTTGCCCTCGCAAGGTCGAGGTATCCGCTCAACAGCGTATCCTCGTCAGTGTTGGTGATGTTAAGCATCAACTTCACTCTGCTAAGTTTTTCTCCGTCTGTCATAGCGAATACCTCTGTCACTTACTTCTTTGCCGTTTTCTTCTTCGGCTTTGTTTCCTTCGGCTTTTCAGCCTTAGGTTCGGTTTCCTGTTTCGGCAACTCAACGTAGCCTACCGCAGTACCGCCTTCTACTTTCCATTCAGCCATTGGTGCCCTCTATCAAGCGTTGGCTGTGTTGGCACAATGGACATAGATGCCGTTGACCTTGTTATCAAGGACGAATGCGTCATGGTAGTTCCTGTACTGGAACTTCCAAGCGTCTTTGGTCTGGTTCTCGTCAGGTGTGAAGATCTTGGGAAGTTCAAACTTGACAGCGTTCTTGACTGCGGACGGATGGACGATCATGAAGTTAATCTTGAAGCCACCAGCGGTCGGTGCGAATCCGAAGGAAGATGCACCGCTGTTCAGTGTGACGGCAGTGTTGAATCTGCCCTGAGGGACTCTGATGACTCTCATGTCATCATAGACTTCGATGTTCCTCTGTACTCCAAGCTCATTGGCGAGGATACGTGTGATCTTGCTCTTCAGTCCGGCATAGGCTGTCTCGGAGATGAAGAGGATTCTGCCCTCGGTCGGGACCTCATTGTCACCCATGACCTGCTCAGCGGTGTCGATGAGAGCGGGGACATCGGTTGTGCCGATGGTGATGTCTGCCTTGACGGGTGTGACAGCAGCAGAATACTTTGCGAACCTGTAGGCATCGACTTCGGGAACAACACTTGTTCTCATGAACTGCTCAACGAGCCTGCCGAATGCGATTCCGAGAGTCTCTTCGTTGTCCATCCTATCGACTTCAAGGTCGATACCACGATCCTTAGAAAGAGTGAGGGTCTCCCATGCGAGACCGACATCTCCGTGAGGATATCCGTTTGCACGGCTGTAGTCGCCGAGTCCAGGGAGTGTCATCTTTGCGAGTTTAACGGCGTTAGCACCGAGGAACTCGATCTCACCATTCGCTGCATCAAGCAGAGAGGTGAGGGATTCTCTCTTATAAACCTCATCGAGGATAGGGAGAAATTTGTTTGCAAGTGCAATTGTGTTTGCCATTTACATTACCTCATGTAATTTGATTACAACCCCATGCCCTTTCGCACAGCAGCCATGAAGGGGTCGTCTTCTGCGCCAGGATTCACAGGATTGCCTGTTGATACCTTAGGCTGATTGTTCAGAGCTTCAGCCTGTAGCTGTTCGGTCTTCGCTCGGATAAATGCGTTTATATCCTCGAAGACCTTCTGATTGTTTCCGTCTGCCATAGCCTGTGCGGAACTCTCAGCGAGTTCTGCCGAATAGCCAGCGGCTAGGAAATTGGCTTTATAGCCATTGACCGCTTCTCTCTTTTCAAGTTCAGCGATCCTTGCTTCTCGTTCCTGATCTCTCTGCTGCCGTTCTGCTTCGGCTCTCTCTGCATCGGAAAGAGTGGCTTGCCACTTCTTCTTGTACTCGGACGCTTCTGCATTGGCTTTAGAGATGATTCCCTTCAAGCGAGAAATTTCATCGCTCGAAGAGGTGTCTACCTTCTCTTCCGGCATTTCAAGATTGGAGATGAATGACTTCAGCTCTTCTGCTGTCATGCCATCATAGTTTTCGGGTAGTGTGATTCTGTCTGTAAGTTTCATTACTTACTCCTTTGCGATTTTCGGTTTCCCTACCGTTTACGATTTCCGTCTTTCCTGACGTTTATTCTTTAAGGGATAAATCCCTTTCTGTCGGGTTTTGCTGACAGTTACTCAAGCGAATAGGTGAGGGTACA